CGGTGCCTCCAGTAACCACTTTAACGGCGTCACCAAAGAAGATGCTAGTAGCATAACCGCTAGCAATACTCATTTGACGATAGACGCCCCCAACAAAGGGAGTGCCGCTTAGTAATTTTACCGGAACCAGACCATAAGGTCCGCTAACAGAAGGATAAGCCATCTAAAGCTCCTAAGATTAAGTTCCTTTACCGAAAGTAACCTTCGTCTTCCGCTCATTAAACAACGGCATACGAGGATCATTTTCTCTCATAAGGTTGTTGTCAACAGAGTTCATCTGAGCTTGTGCCTGTTCGTTATAGTAGGCGTTCCGCTCTTCGACCATCTCCTTCGGAGCCTTACACAACATCAAACCACCAATAACCACATTGTCCTTGAAGCGCTCTTGCTCAATCGCAACAATGGTAATTTCTGGATGATCCGATGCCTTTACAGGCTCCCAACCTTCACGAAGTTTTGAAGAAACGTTTGTGGCATCGACCTGACCCTGTGTACTTACGCGTACCCAGTGAAAATCATAGCCCGGCTCGGGATTGGGAGAGGGTAATACCTCGGGGCGCGTCCAAGCCTTCTTACGAACTGTACGTTCGCGGGTTTCTAATTCACGGTTAATCCGATTCTCAGCCATTTTGTTTCCTCATATCTAATGCAACCTGTTTGGCGTATTGTTGAGGCGTTAACCCCAACCTCTTAGCGAGCTGAACTTGGGTCTTGGTCAGTGTTACCTTTTTAGGGGCTGTGCTCCGCGTTGCGGGTGCCACTACCTGTGTCTTTCGCTTCGGTTCAGCATCCTCGAAATTATCGGGGAATACTTGGCGCATACGAGCATCTATCGTCTCGTAGTATTCATCACTTTGCGGGCTTACGCCCTGTTTGACAAGTTTACTGTGCAACCCCAGCGCTAAACTCGTCATCTCATCGTCGTTCCCAAACCACGAATTGGCTTTCTGCCAGTCTGCGGCCCGTTCATCGACTTGTACTGCCGGGGCGGGTTCTGGTTCTGGTTGTACAGGAGTTTGTTCCTCCTGTAAAGCAGGTAATTTGAAGTTTGCTAACCTATCAGCCTTTAACTTAGCAGATGTTAACTTTTCTTGTGCTTCAAGCACAGCCTCTGAATCACCAGACTCATACGCTTCTTTGTATGACCGTTTGGCGGCTTCAGTTTCTATAGCTGCGTTTTTCTTAGCCTGCTCAAGCAACGCCGTCTGGTTCTTGTTGACGTTACCTTTTAGCTTCTTATTTTCTTCCATAAGCTGCTGAGTAACGCGTTCAAGTTCTTGGCGTTCACGTAAAGCCTCTTCTTTGGCCCTGCGCTCATCATGGTAACCCTTGGTAAAATGCTTGATGCGTTTTTGAACTTGGTCGGAATACTTCTCAAGTTCCTCATCAGTAACATCTTCAGGTGGCTCGGATGGCTTACGATTGCGGTCAGCCTTCGGCGTGTCGTCAACAACCTCAATTTCAAGGTCGTCGTCATCACTATCCTTTTTGCTTTCCGGTTTATCCGCTGGTGCCTCATCTGCTGCAAAATCTTCTGCAGTTTTCTTCCCAGTGATGTCAATTTCAACCGCGCTAGTTTCTTCGATAGCCATTTTGTTGTCATCGTCATCCTCGGGAAATTCAAATTCTACTTTTTGAAATGCCATATCTACGCCCTCTGTATGCCCGTTGGATCAGCTACAACAGCCTCAATAGAGTCGTCGTTCATTAGCCGATATTCTATACCACCAATAGTAAACCGTGTGCCCGAGTTCATACGGAACATCACAAAGTCACCTTCTTTACACCAAGGTCCATCAGGAAAACGGTCTTTGTCAGCGTATGCGCCTGACCCCATATCCACGACAAGGCCAATAATAGACATAATGTGGTCTTGGGTTTTGGCGGTATCTGTTTTAATAATAGAAGTCCCCGATATGGTTTCTTCTGGTTGCGGTAGTGCTACGAGTACGCGGTAGCCTACGGGTTTTGGGAGTTGTAACTCCAATTCAGCATCGCTGATTTTAACTGCTGCTTCAGTCATCATCGTCTTCCATATAGTTTTTCGCAAGGTCTTCAATGTAAGATTTGGTGGCTTCGAGACCCCGAATTAAGCCAACAACTTCCCTATAGTTCGCATAGTCTTTAGGTGACCCTGCGTGTAGGAAACTCTGTGCAGACGATATATCGCCGTTGATTCTATCTTTCAGCACGTCAAAGACGGTTTTTGCCATGGTATATTATGACTCCTTTTTAGGTTTTTGTGCAGATTGTATCATCCGCGCAGCTTCAAGGCTTGTCTTGTTACGCTCGGCACGCGTGGCCTGTTCTAACTTGACGCCCTTTTCTTCTGCTTCTATCGCAACCTCGGCCTGTTCGATCTTCACACGCTCTGCATCTAGCATGGCGGATGTAGCATCCTTGGCCTTCTGTAGGTCGAGCTTCTCTTTCTGCAAGGCGCTATCCGCCTGATCTTTAGCCATCTTACGCTGCTGCTCTTGCTGCTTGACCTGCAGTTCTGCCTGCTTCATCTGTATGATTGGGTCTTGCTGTTGCTGTTGAGCCTTCTGCTGCGCTGCTTGCTGCTGATTTGCCTGTGTAAGCTGCTTGCCTGCGTCCGCAACCAGACGTGACAGTTGTACTTCCATATCTTCTGGCAGCTCCTCGTTCGGAGCGGGTAGAGGTGCACCCAGCTTCTCTTCGATCTTTTGGCGGTAAGAGAACCCGAGGTGTTCGGCAATATGGGCCTGCAGAGACGCCATAATCTGTTTTGCCTGTGGGTTTTGTCCGATCATCTGTGCCATCATCGGGTCTTGCATAAACGATGTGTGCGTAGCGATATGCGCTTCGTGGTCTTGGTAGATAAATGCCTTCATCGGCTTGCCGACCAACGCGTCCATGTTCTCGCTGATAGGGTCTGTAGGCTTCGCATCGTCCTTCGTAGGCACCAGCTTATCCGCGTTCTTGACCCCTAGCACCTCTATCATCTGTCTGTGTAGCTGTGGCAGGTCATATATCTGTGGTGCCTGCTGTGACATCTGTAGGACAGCTTGGTACTGTACAACCCGTTGTGCCATCGTAGAGCTGTTAGGGTCGCTCACAGGGATCACATCGACCATCATGTAGTCTGCCTGCTTGGCGGTCACTTCGCCTCTCACGGGCACGTATGTGTACTCTGCGGGCGCATATTCAGCCATGATGGACTTGAGGAGCTTGAACTCCTGCTTCATCGCATAGTGTACACGCGCTTGTACCGCAGCCATAGGCTTCAGGGTACGTTCTAACAGGGCCAATGTGGTCCCGACGGGGGCGTTAGCCGACATGTCCGAGATGTTCATGTCACTAATAGCGCCTAGCCTACGTCCTTCTGTTGTGATTTGATTCAAGAGGGCGAGAAGGGTCTGGCTAGGTTCCTTGTACGGGAGAGGCATGATGTTATCGCGGATACTACCTGACGGCACATCCACATCCTTAAACTCACCCGGTTCTATCGGTGTATCGTCTCCCTTGATACGCAACCCACGCGACTTCAGCCCACCGGGGAGATTCGATAGGGTGCCCGCGTCAACGAGCTGTCGTATCAAGGAAGTTCCTGCTTTGGCGTAGCCGCCAATAATATGTATGAGGCCAAGCCCGTAGAACCCAAACCCCGGCACGTACACGTAATGGACGAAGTGCTGGCGCTTGAGGGTTAAGGGGTCACCCTCCTCGTAGTTCCTACGGACCGCCAGCACTTCGCCGCTTCCACGCTCAATCGTGACGACATAGGGTCGAGCAATCCCGTCGTCATCGTCTATACCTTCGATCAAAAGGTCAGCGTGGATTTCATAGATAGCGTAGCGGTCATCATTGGTTAGCGAATAGCCACCTTCTTCCGCTTTCTTTTCTTCTATGTCAGTGTGAAATGCTTCGGGGTCACCAAGGTCTACGTCCCTGTAGAACCCACCAGCCTGTAGTTTCTTCAAATCGTTCTTTGTCTTACGCATGATGTGCGTAACACGTTCTGCAGACTCAATGTTTGACGCACCATACGGTACAATGACATCCTCTGCAGATATGTATATAGCCGCCTGACGGCCCATATTAGGGTCAAAGTAGACCTTCTTGAACGCCGACCCAGCCAATCCAAGGCTATACAGCATCCGTTCATGTTCGGGGCGATATTCTACCATACGCTCCGTCAACTCGTAATTCATGTCCGCCTTCACGCGTGACGCGGCTTCTTCCTTCTCCTTGGTTTCTTCCCCAAGGATTTTTGTCTTTACTGGTCCCGCAGCGGGGAACGTTTCAGACATTGTTTCTGCTTGGAACCGTATCGCGGCCTCGGCAAGCACGGTAGAGAACACGCCACACGCGCCTTCCCATGGGTCTGTGCGTTCCTCATACTTGAAGCCCAGCACATCCAGACCCTTGACGAACGTATCCGCCCAATCTTTGCGGCTATCTATATCGGACTGTACCTGCCCCATGAGGTCATCAGACAAGGACGACAGGTCGCTATCTTCCATAATCTCGGCTAGGTTGGCACCGAACTCGGTAAAATCTGCTTCTGTACCGGGGATTATGGTTATCTCCATACCCCCATCGGATAGGGTTACAGCCTCTGGGTCAATGATTTCAATCTCCAGTTCGGGGACTTCCATTTCTTCCATATCTGTAAGTTCTTCATCCATCCCGAGCGGGGCAGAGAATATTCCTTTTTCAATAGCCATAGCTTACCTCTTAATAATATCCGCCGCTGCGCTGTTTCCAGTATCGGGGTTCTTCTGGTTCGTCCGTGGGTAGTCGGATAAAGCCACCTTGCCTGAACCGCATCAGAGCCATAACCGTCGAATCCACGAGGTCATCATTACTCATAAACGGGAATCCTGCAATCTCTTCCACTACTTCCTCTGCCCACCGTGTCTGTGGCACCCACACAAGCTCGGACGCAATTATGTCCGCTACAGAGTTGAGGCGTGCCGTCTTATCCCCTGACCCCCTGTGGGGGGTATACTCCGATATGGGTAGACCCATACGCCGCATTTCTTGGTACAGGGCTACGCCAGAGCTTTTCTTCTCAACTATGAACGAATCTGGCTCCCAGTCCATGTATTCTTCCATAGCAAGCTGTTTAAGCTCTGGGAACTCCATACGCTGTTTTATGCTATTTAACAATATAATATTGTACGCGTTGGTTTCCTCGTTCAAGAAAACACCCCATGTGGTAAGCGCTGTATAGTCTGCACGGTTGTGCTTCTCGGCTGCGGCATCAAGCGACATTATAATATATTCACAGGGTGGCGGCTGGTCGTGTGTCCATTCCTGCCACCACTCACGCTTAACGATAGCGGCTTCTTCTGCGGTAGGCTGCTGCTGGTACTGCGCGTTCCACTGGAACGTAGGCATCGACGCCTTGGTGCGTAGCAGCGCCTCTAAATCGAAGAACTCAGGCCACAGAGGCTTTTGTACTTCCTTCTTCGTCTTCTTGTTGAACGTGTCTAAGATCGCGGGAAACTCGACTACCTCGTATTGGTCTGACCGTTCGTTCTGCACCATGTCCCGCACAACGCGTCCTGTCAGGTCATCCATGTGCCAACGCGTCTGGATTATTGCAACCCTACCGCCCGGCATAAGGCGAGTACGGGCACCGAAGGTGAACCACTCATAGGCTTTCTCGAACACCTCGAAGTTTCCGTTAATAACGTCCTGCTCAGAGTGAGGGTCATCAACAAGCAGAAGATCAGCACCACGACCAGCCAATGCTGACCCAATACCACACGCATAATATTCACCTCCTACGTTTGTGTTCCACCGTCCTGCTGACTTACTATCCTGTGCTAGTTGCACGGTAGGAAATATGGAACGGTACTGATCTGTAGCGATCAGGTTACGCACTTTACGGCCAAAATCCACCGCGAGGTCCGTGGTATGGGACACCATCATCACCTTTTTGCCGGGATTTCGCCCTAAAAACCACGCTGGGTAGAAGATCGAAACAAGCTGGGATTTGCCGTGTCTGGGGGGTATATTCACGCAAACCCGGTCCTTATCGCCCTTC